CTTTATCGACTGCCCGGACGAGCAGTTGGTTACCTTTCTGGATTACGTTCTTGTAAAATGTTCCTGTCATACACTTATTATATCAGGTAATGAATAATAAGTCAAGATCAAGTCAGGATTTGTTTTGTCGTAGTCTCTGGCACAACAACGCCGGAACCAAAGGCTTGCCGGTAGTTATTTGCCACATCTGAATTGGGTTCAATAATAAAAAGAATATGCTCACGGGATATCTCAACCTCGGGACTCTGACTAGCAGATAAAGGAATCCAAGGTCCAAATCCCATCTGCATATTGCCGGCACCTGCATCACGCATTGGCATAAGTACAGCAGGATTTTTCAATACAACCGTATCTTCTTTTTCTGTAATATCGGCAACAACATCTTCACCGCTTTTCATTCTCATCATCATAACACTCATAATATAAACTCCATTTTATTCAACTTTTTTCTTGTTTCCGATATTGTATTTAGTCTCTAGAATCCAACTATCTTTTTCTCTATATGATAGCACCTTAATTTGACTTAGGGGGGCTCTTGGCTCACTGTCTCCAACAATTTCTACTAATCCCCAATCGGATAATAGACCTGCAATAGTATTTCTACGTTCTACATCGTTGATAGATATGTTTGTTGGTTTACCGTCTAGAGCAAATAGTTCTTTGAAGTGAACTATAAAATAACGTCCTTGCTTATGCAGTATGTGACAAGATTGATATAACTTTCGTTCTTTTCTAGAAGCAACACCAATGCGGGATAATGTCTCTCTTACTTTGAGGAAGTCATCAGACTCGGTGAGTCTAACTTCCAACATAAGGTCAGGGGTCCACTCCATTTCTTCCATGTTTACCGCCTTTATTCATTTTTATTTTTATTGTTTCAATATCTTCAGCAGTAAGAATGTCGAGAGCCTGTTTAGCCTTCTCATTGCTGTAGCCATAATACTGTTTAATCAAGTCAAGGTTTTTGACTTTAGATGAACGTAACCATTTAGCAAATCGTTTCCGTTTTCCTATACTATTTAGTAAAAAGTCATTCTGGAGACGTTTGTCCAAGTGGTGTAGGCGGTTAAGTTCATTTACATAAAACAAACAATCAGTATGGGCCGATAGACATTTATTGATGATGTATGCAGGATACTTCTTCTCCTCATAATCATCGACCATGATATCTTTTTTTGTGTAGTTGATACTATTCAACCAGTCTTTTAATTCTGCCATTCTATAATCTCTGGTGTTACTGTGCCAACTAACCAATGGTCTGGCAACGGTGACCAACCTCTTCTCAGGTGTCTAATAAATGCCTTGGGGTGTGTCCATACTTTCACCCCATCGTTTTGTAATCTTAATGATAGATGATGGTCAGACGAGTTACCTCTGGGCCAACAGGAAATAGGATACTTCTCCCACATCTCTTTGGTCATACCAGTCAATGCAAAGTTAGCGTAACTGGTTCGCACGAGTTCTGGTGGCAGTTTTCGCATCGTTTCCATCGTTATCCATTCACCATATTCTTCTCTTGCAGGACCCCAACTCGGGTCTGTGCAACGAATTCTGTTTTGATTGACTGTTGATTGGTCACTAAAACTACCATCATCTTTTATATGCATATTCATCCAACCAGTGAATACATCACACTTCTTATTCTTTGTATATTGTAACACAGTTTCGGCTGCTTGTCTAGTGACAATCGCATCATCGCCGATAATAATGTAATGGGTGTAATCGTGTTCCTTTATGTACTTGTTCAGTTGTAATGTCACTTGGGGTTCTGTGAATGCCTTGAAGAACACCATAGGAATATCAAAACTTTTCTTGTAGGACTTCAGAGCAGGTTGAATGTTTCTGGGTTGCATCACAAGCAAACAAGGATCAAACATTATTTTTTCTCTGAGGGTATGTGGTGAGACACAGCATCAGACCATCTTATTTTATGATATGCCATGATACCTTTTGGTATGTTCTTGGTCAAATGGGTATTGTCTCTCAGTATCTTTGCCGGGTTACCTACCCAAACTTTGCCTGGTTCTACTAATGTTTTCTTTGGTACAACACAACCCATACCAATCATAGACCATGAACCGATGACCTGATGTTGATGTATGAGGCAACCAGACCCGCAGTTACTTTCTTTCATCACATGGACATGACCAAGAATAATAGCACCGACACTTAGGGTTGTGCCATCTTCAATGATACAGTCGTGAGCAACGTGAGAACCACGCAACATAATAATATCGTTGTGTATCTCTGTAGGTGTAGTCGTACCTGCATTGATAGTAATAAACTCACGGAACATATTATTGTTGCCAATCTTTGTAGAACCGTTCTTGTGCCAGAAGTCTCTGTGTTCTGCCCGTGTACCCACAGAGCAGTGACCTTCAAATCTGTTATTGTCTCCAACAGTCAGTTCTCCCGTTAGATGGCAGAAAGGACCAATATAATTATTGTCTCCCAGTTTTACCAATACATCTACATATGCTGTCGGGTGTATAAAATTCATCGCCAATTCTCCTTTACCCATTGTTGATCTGCCACAGTATGTGGTTTATCTTTGCCGTGAAAGTATACAATACTAGCATCTTTCAGTCGGTTCATGTGACCGTGAATGTGTACACGGTAACTCAATATCTTACCCTTGAAGATTGTATCTAGTCTTGGGCTGTCTGGGTATGCCATTCTCAATAGTGCCATCTCTGATGGTGCACTGTGTGGGCCGTAGTCTAGTTTTGCTTCTCGCATAAACATAAACTCATCACCCTTCCACATATTCCACACCTCACTACAAAACTCATCGTTGCTAATCGTGATGGCGTTACAAATAGTTTCTGGATGATATGGGTCTTGACACACGGCAATCTTAGCATCGTATGCAAAGATATCATCTAGTGGTCCTGTGATGATAGTATCAAGTCCAGCCGTTATTCTTTTGCCAGTACACAAGTCTGGACGATACTGTTCCATCAAACTCATCCAACCATACTGATCGACTGAACGATTAAATCTAACTGCCTGTATGGGTTCTTTGAATTTGTAATTCTGTTCTGTTAGGCAAATGAAATTAAACTTGCCGTTATAGTTTCTGCTTATACCCCTATAAAGACGATCCACCCATTCTGGAGAATAAATGCCGGTGCTATGTAAAATGCCGGTTTGTCTTCCATGAAAGAGAGAAGTTACAACCGTGATATCTGGTTTATAAGATTGGCGTGTGCCCCAACTTCTCGTTGTGCCAGTCTGTGTCATCTTTGGCAAGTTCTGTTTCTCGGTACTCATAGTTGTCCGACTCCTCGTTTTCGCTAAGTAGAATAGCTCCATTATTGATATGAAATTTCCAAGCCATTTTTGTTTTGGGTGATAGTGTAACAAACCTTTTTATATGTGGTTGTGTCATCATTAGATACTTCCACAAGTCTACTACTAACATTCTACCGTGTCCTGGTTTTCTACTCCATACTGTATAAAAGATTGCGTGATCCAAACCAACCATTGTAGTCAAATCATCTATTCTTTTTGGTACTTCATTACAGTAGGCAACACAGATGATTGCTCCACCGTTCGTAAATACCTCTCTACCCGCAGTATGCCGAAACTCTCTAGAGAGTTCAGGTCTTACTGGGTCTCCCGACCAGTGTAGGTCTTCTGGCCAAGGGTCCGCGTAACGGATTCTCTTTATGTTCATCTCGGGTGTATTTTGATGCTGCAACTCGACTTCGTTTGATTGTCCATCCATAATCATCATGCTCTAATTCTAACAAGTTACTCTCACTCCAACCCAGTTCTGCAAACTCTTCATCGGAGATGGGTAGGATCGTTTCGTTATTACTATTTATGTAAATTGCCATGTCAATGATCCGTAATTGAATACTTCCCTTCGGCTTGTTTGATACAGATGACACCAATGAAATTAAAGTTCTGCCAGAATGGTTGTACAATCTCAAAACCTGCTGATCGGCACATCTCAATAATCTCATCATAAGTTAGCGGTTTCATTAGATGCCGAAGGTTCTGTTCTTTATTCAAAAGTTCTTCTGCTCCATAGAACTGTCTCTTATAATCATAGTAGCAGAACTGCATCATCTCTTGCAGTTGTGAATGTTCACTGTAAATCTTCTCAGAGAAAATAAACGCACCACCTTTGACCAAAGACTCATAGATACGGTCAACAATAATCTGTCTGTTTCTCTTTGGCATAAACTGCAAAGAGAATATGGATGTAGTCAGACAATTATTAGACCCGCCAGTAATCCAATTAAAAGACCGAACATCTTGCTTGTAAAACTTTAGGTTATCTTCATCTACCAAGTCAGGAAAGAAATCTTCCTCAATCTCAATACCTCTGTACAAAACCTTAGATGCAAATCTATCGTTCTGTTGCTTCATTGCTTTGAGGAGTTTGCCTGTCGAACAACCAATGTCGATAACAGTGCAACCATCTTCAATAAAGTATTCTGAAAACTTTAGGATGTCTTGCCAGAGATTAGAGTAACCACGAACCGACTGGTCAATGTGATTATCAAAACCTTCGTTTGCTGTTGCAAATGTAAATTTAGCCATTATAAAATACCTTCTCGTATACTGATGTTGCCAACGCTTCTAAACACTTCGGTGCTACCATACGACCGATACGTTCTGCACGCTGATTAAATGTACCTTCCAGAATAAAATCATCTGGAAGACCTTGAATTCTTTTTAATTCTTTGATAGTTAATTTTCTATCTAACTCATAATGTACCACACCAGACAACCCCTTCTGCTGTCCTTGTTGTGTAATCGTTGGGCAGGGTAAATCTGGACACGGTCTTATCAAATTAAATAAAGATTGTTTCGGGTGATACTCTGATCCCTTAGTCTGTCTGTCTGGGTTCTTCGGTAATAGTGGTACCCACTTACTCAGAAACCCATTTGCGATTGCCTCATACAATTCCTTTTCTTCTTCTGGATCATTCTCAATATTATCAATCGCATCTTTTATAGTAACGTGTTTCTCAAATGTAGGTTGTGGGTAAAGAGTTTCCATATTCATAAAGTTCAGATTGGTCTTGGTCAATACATCATTTCTGATTGCTACAAAGAAACATCTTTCTCTACCCTGAGGTGTTCCAAAGTCTGCTGCGTTGAGAGACTTACCTACTGCCGTGTATCCTATTTGTTCAAACCCATTGATAATGCGGTTGAAATACTTTTTGGCTTCACCGAACATAATTGCCTTCACATTCTCACCAATGATAACCTTTGGTTGTATGTCATTTGCAACACGAATAAACTCAAAGAACAAGTCCTCGATATTCTTTTGCTTTTTGTTATCACTGTATTTCTTTTCCGTGCCCCAACCCTTCTCACGTTTGCCTGCGATACTGAAAGCAGAACATGGTGGCGAACCATCTAGTATATCTAACTCGCCTGGCTGTAGTCCTGCAACTTTCAGAATATCCGTACCACTAATGTCTAAAATATTATCAGGCATAATCGGTGTGCCTGGGTAGTTGGAAGAATAAGTTTCGCGGGCAGACTCCACAAACTCATTCACGCAGAGTATATTCCCACCCGCAAGTTTGTAACCTGTAGACGAACCTCCGCCACCAGCAAACGTAGAGATAACCGTAAACAGTTTTCTCTCTGCTGATTGTTTTGCATCATTCAATGTGTATGGTTTGTATTTCAAAATAAATTTTCCAAAGTTGCATTTGATTGATTTAGTTTATACCAATCTCTAGATACATCCATCATTCTACTTCTATTCTTAAAATTGATTTCTTTATTATCTAATAGTGTTTCAAATAAAGGTATTATACCAACATCACCACTTTGTAAGTTTATATGCTTTTTAACTTTTATTTTCTGAAATTCATCAAAAGCATTTCTTACATGATGTTTTTCAAATGGTTTATTAACATCATACCAACTCATTCCTTCAAAAAAATCATGTACTGATTTTGCAGTATATGGAGTAATAAAGACTTTATCATAGACATCTGCTATATTCTTATGCCATAAATAACCTGCTCGACCCTCAGGTTTCCAATGATCAGCTTTCCACCAGTGGAATAGTTCTTTGGTTTCTTTGTAGTGCAATGCTGCTTTTTTAGTTAAACCATAATGCCCATCTGCACCCAAACCAGACAAAACATATTTCTGTTTTATTTCTGGATATATATACAAAAATGGATAAACCGTTTCAAAGTGTACTTTCTTTTTACAACCCAATTTAACTAGTCGATACCAATCCTCTACTAAATTTTTAGTAGGCACTTTAACTCCTGTGAAGGACCAATTGAATAATTCTGCAACCTCTTTGGCTTTTAGAAAATCATATGAGGGGTTAGTATCTAGACGAAAACTATAGGCGTGAACTTTCTTACCAAGTCTTTCAGCACAAAACCCAACTGATATAGAATCTACTCCACCAGACAACAGCAATGCACAATCTTTGTCTGGCACAGTTACTTCATTCATCAATATTTTATCTATCATTTGAACTTGCATTGTGTCATAATCTCCGTAAGACAAGCCAACAAGTTTATCTCTTGGTCTGCAACAAAAGCAGACTTATATTGGTAGTCACCTAAAAGAATAACGGCAGCGGGTATGGTGCCAGGTTCAAGATAGTCATACAAGGTATCGTATATCTTGCGGTAGATTTTAGTGGGATCATTATCTATGTTATCAACCACCCACTTACGAACCTTTGTAAACTCTTTACCCTTTAGGTGGAGGATCAATTCTTTCATGTTGACTTCTGAAAGATTGACAAGGATACCTGAGTCTATCTTACCCGTTGCACCATACCGCTGCAACTCATTCAACACTCGCCTGTTATCAGGAAAGTGTTTCATTATCAATTCGGCAATAACTTTTTTATCGTGTTCGAT